CTCTTTGCCCTTGCCTGAGTTGCGAGGTAAGCGGTTATCTCTGCATCGGTCAAATCCTGAACCACGATCTTTTCTGGCATCTGCCATTTGCATCCGTAGGCGAGATCCGTCTTGGCTGCCAATTCTTCTCCTGTGTAGTCTGTGATCTCACCGTTGAGGACGTATTGGATTATGTCGTTTGCCGTCCCTTCAATGACGGTTTCGCCTTCTTGCACTTGGAGTTCAAAGTCAGAATCGGCACAAGAGCCTGTTCTGAGTATCTCCCCGGTAGCTGTTTTGTATGCTGTGAATAACTTCATTTTCGTGCTTCAAAAATTGACATAAGTCTTTGGTATGCACCACAGGATGGCTGTGATGACGTCATGGTGAATCCTATCGTATACGTATGGTATCCTGCTGGCGGTGAGTCTACGTAAGGTGTTACAATCATCGCCTCAAACGCTGTACCCATTGCTCTTGTATATACCGACACACCGTCCCTTTTTATGAAGAATGTGGCGGTATTCTCTCTGAAAGTGTATGGTGCCATTTTCATTGAAGTGAGTATGGTTACTTGCCCTCCAATCGTTGTCACTGATATTGTCTGAACCGTCACGTCAGTCTGGTCGACTGATATTGACATGCCGACACCGCCAACAGTGTATACACTTTGTACAAGCGTTGCTGCATTATCCTGCAAGTTCCCCGTATAAATCAAAGTCCCGTTTATAGTCGTCTGGCTTCCGTTAAATGTGATGTTCCCTGCTGCGCTTCCAAGTGCGAACTGACCGCTCGAATAAAGTACTCCGCCCGCACCTGTCATAGTTGTGCCGTCGATAGCGGCTGTACTGCTTTGTATTGTCCCTGTTACATTTAATCCGCCAGTGTTCACTGTTATCGCGGACAAACTACCCACTTTCAGGCTTGACCAGTAAGGGATAGACCAAGCTGTCTGGTTCGTTGCTGGGTTATAAATTCCGTCAGATTGGTACATGTACTGCCCTTCGGATAATGTAGGCACTGTCGTTGACCATGTACCGCTTAGGCCCCAATAGCTCGATGGCGTTGTCGTGCTTCCTGAATCGATTTCAGGATTCGGTGAAGTTCCTGCGCTTGCGGTGGATGAGGCTATGTATGCCGTGCGGTATGATGCACCCGCAATCCCGCTCGTTCCTGCATAGCCGATTGCCATTATGGAGGCGGACGTCCAGCTGAACGTCGATGTCGTTGCTGTGGCGGAGTCCACCAGGTTAACTTTGGCAGCCCAAAGTGTATATCCTGCAAAAGGCGATGTGCCTGGCGTTAATGACCATCCGGAAGGTGCAGATCCAAACAATCCAGTTGACCATGTGTATGTCGGTGATCCGGATGGCGCCGCCGGTATCGTTGCGGCCCACTGGTACACCATTGGTTGCGCCGATTGCACTCCGTTTGTTCCGTCGTGACCATTGACGCCAAAAATGACGATAGTATATCCTGATGACCAGCTGACCGTTGTGGTTGACGCTGTAGCTGCGTCGCTCACTATCTTGCTCGCTATATAGAGCTGCAGGCCCGGAGTGCCAGGATTGTCCGGAGCGGTTATCGACCATCCTCCAGCGCCAGTATATGCTGAGTTGGAGAATGTTGACCAAGTGAAGGTTGATTGACCTGACGGATTCGACGGCATTCCGGTAGACCACTGATAAAGCGATACTGTCGCGGTTTTTGCGGGGACATAAGGGACAACGCTGTATTGCGCTGAATAGATCATGTTTGCTTTGCTGTGCGCCGAATATCCTGCTATTCTGACATAGTAAGTGACCCCACCGACCAGCGGTGCTCCTGTGGCATCGGTTGTAATGGTGATCAGACTGTCTGGGCCTGAATAGACAAGGTTTGTGGTGCTTGGAGTGAATCCGCTGGTTGTAGATACATAGACGTTGACTCCTCCAAAATCCGCTTGAGTCGGCATGTCGTATCTGATGGTAAACCCGCCATACACCGGAGTCAGAACAATGCCTATCAGTGACGGCACTTGGCTGATATTGATAACGAATGTGTTTGCTGAGACGCCTGAGAGTTGCTGCAACTGCGTGCCGAATTTATTATAAGCCGGCAGCTTGACATAAACCGTCTGCCCAATCTTGTCCGGAGTGAACGGCATCTTAAACATCGACGAATCGACCCGGACAAACTTTGAGCCGCTCGCATGGCTTCCGATTGCGGATCCATAAGCTCCGCGTCTGAGGTACGTCAGATTATAGTGGTTCACGGAGGTGAGGGCTGCGGTCTCGTAGGAGAGCAGCTCGCCGTCGACAAGAGTGAGTGATGCGAAGTTGTTAACTTCTGCAAGAGTTGCGCTTCCAAGAGGCTGGCCGCTCGAAATATTTACAGCGAGCGTGTTGGTTGTGTCCGGATCAGTTCCGGAGGCGAGTGTTGCGGTAAGCGTTCCCATGCGTGCCGGCGAGTCGATAGCACCAACATATCCGTAGCTGATGTCATCGTAACTTACCCAGACTTCGCATCCGCCCCAGTCAGCTCCGCCGTATGCGCCCATCCATATTTCAAGACCGGAAGCTGTCAGGATGCTTGGTGGCACAAAGATATAAGGGGCAGCGGTGTCGCCTGGCTGAACAAGATTGTTGACTCCTCCCCCATCAGTCGGCTGTGTTCCGTAGATCGCGTGCGAGCTTACGCCTGCAGGCGCATCCTCTGCGGTTATCAGGTACTCATCGCCGCTCTCCTCGATCGTCAGGATCCTGATTGGATGAGAAGCAAGTCCGAGAACTGCATCATCAAGCGTGACGTAATCGGTTGGTTCAAGCAGTATATACCGGTTATCAAGCGTGAAAGTGTACTTATTCCTGATATACAAATTCCTCTGCAGGATAAGCTGCGCTGATGACTGTGCTATTGCGGTATCGCATATCTGGTGCGCTGTCACGTTGGACATTGCTCTTAATCCGTAGACATCAACATTGACCTGGTCAGCAGCGCGTATCGATGTTTTGTTGTAACTGTTTGAGCGATCAAGGCACTCGATATCAATCTGATTATAAGCGTCCGCTTGGGATCCTCGTTCAACCGACACGGGATCTGATGATCCATTGTCGACAAAGTCATCATCACTGAGCTCGTATATTGGCGTCAGGTTCGGCGTGTAGGTATACCCGTTTGCGGTGACTGCCGTGTCTCCATACGGTGTAATCTTCAAAAGGCCTTCCGAGAAATAAGCCTCTGAGTTCGTCAGAGCAAGAAGCGCGGATATGATGGTCGCTGCCGACTGGGCCGAGTCATAGCATGGAGAAAAGAGCAGGCCGTTCGCGATGCAGTACGCTTTATACGCTGTCCATGTTCCGATATTTGTGACCGGGAACCCTGCGCCATATCGGGAGTTTGTAAGGATGTCGTTAATGATGAAAACCGGATCAACATCAGGGAGGCCTGTGACGCTGGATCCGTAACCATGGCCAAATACCTCAAAAGTAAGCTGAGGCAGGTTCGCTGAGGTTCCGAGCGCATAATTTGCGGCAGCGATATAGGCGATGTTCCGGTATGTGAGTGACTTTGTTGAGTCCAGTGTCGTTAAATATCCCCATGCAGATTGAGCGGAATCTCCGGTAAAAGTTGTAAACGTATCTGTGGTATCGAGGACGCCATTATTCCAGACCGAATTGAGGCTGTTTATCGGCCCTTCGCAAATACCAAGCATGAAAGACGCGGTGTAGCTGTATCCTGTCTGAGTCGGACTGCTGCCGCCTCCCTTTCCGGAACTGGTTTGCGTGTATTGCGCTTCAGCTGTAAATGCTCCGTACCAGATCATATTTCCCGGCACTCTTGTCGCCCCGTAGATGATCGGGAGCGTCAGGCCATATACTGAGGTCGACACCGATATACCCAGAGCTGCTGGAGTCGTCGCGGCGTTATTCGATGAGCTGTGAACAAATAGTCCTGCCATTTTACTTTAATCCCTTCGGTGTCCAAAATGAATGAAGTCGCCCTCTCAACTCTGCTCCATCTGCTGACGCAAGAACGACACCTTGCTTGATATACGAATGGATAACTTCGCCTGGCCAAGTGACGATAATGGCGGCATGAGAGACGCAGCGGCCAAAAGTGAAGAGAGCTATATCTCCCTTTTTCGGGTTTTTAACTTTTCGGCAGTACTTCTTGATCCACCAGAGATATTTCTCTTCAGAGCGATGCATGTGCCAATCGTGCGGGTACTCTCCGACGTCGATTCTTTCGACCACTCCAGCATCAGCATAAACTTCGATGAGGATCTGTGCGCAGTCTACACCCACGCCCTTGATGGCCGCATGGTGATGATAAGGGGTTCCGAGCCATGCTCTGGCTTCTTGTATCACTCTTTCCCTCATACGGCAGTCTCCGGCACAGGAATGAACGGTTGCCCTTTGAAGTTTGACAGGTTACTGAACTTCATCTGGCAGGTCACAAGCTTCTTGTCGCAGCCAGCATAAACCATAAACGTATCACCAGCTGATGGCGATAAAGGGAACGGGCTGAGTAAAGTAAGGATCCCGCCTGTCCATGATTTTATAGTCCTTGCCTCTCCGGAATCCGCTCCGGATGTAAAGACGATACCTCCCTGATCCCAATACCCTGCTGCAGCACTTGCAGCTGGCCCTGTAATTGTAATTGACGTGCCTGATGCCGAATACACCGCTCCCGATGCAGAGAATGAGGATCGTGATAAAGTGCATGCTCCGTCATAAAGCGAATTTTGGCAAGCAGCTTGATAGACATTTCGAGGGACGTTGACGTTAAGAAGATCGGTAAGTGAATTGATGGTGATCGATGCTCCGTTCCGGCTTGGCGACGCTTTAGCGACGTGGCCCTGAAACCAGTTGACGGTACCGATAACGGAATGATCTGCATTCAGAAAAGCCCTCTCAACTTTAATAAGCGCGCCGTCAAGAATCCCCTGTGTGATAGCCTGCATAAATGGGACACCAAGAACCAGCATCGAGGCCGTCGCATTTATCGTGATGTTCATCGTCGCCACTTCGAGCCCGATTGTCTGTTTGAGTCCGTCTCGAGCGAAGATCGCATCCGACCCGGTGTATGTGTGGCCGCCGTTGGTCACGTCGTAATCTGAGCCTGAATAATAGTAGTTGGTGTAGGTGACTGAAAGCCCTGACGCCCATGCTGTATTGACCACTGAGAGCGTGTAAAGGTCAACGACAATAAACTGACGGTTGCTCAATAAATATTCGTTTGTGAGGCTTCCTGTAGGGGTTTTCATGGTTATACCTTGTTACTGAGTGAACCGTAAAGCGTTATAGCCCCACTTCCTGCGCTCCAAAAGTTTTGCAGCATCTGCGTGAAGTCTACAGTGTCTGTGTCGAATCGGCACCTGAAATAGTAATTGCCTGTCCATGATAATACAGCTCCGGACGATGGGGCAGATGAGAACGTCACAACTCCTGTGCTGCTGATCGATGCTACTGAGCCTCCTGTTATCGTTGGAGTCCCGTTGAGGTTCATGACCGGCTCAAGAAATCCCGTCCCGCCCCCCATTGTCCTGCTGAGCTGAAAAGCTGTTGTTGAACCGTTGCCAGTTCCGAACTGCTGCGCTGTGGCCAGATTATCGGTGATATCCTCGAAAAGAAACGAGTCGAAGGATCCTTGCCGAGCGTTAAAAAAGCCCATCAACTTTTTGAGGTCATTATATGGCGAGGCTGGAACCTGTACGCCCGACTGATCACGCAGGTACTCGAAATTAAGCTGCCATTTATACATGGGAGTTGCCATATAAGCGACTCTCGTCTCTCTACCTGAAACAGCCTTTTTCGTCACCGTGTTGAATGTCGGCGTCTTCACGGTGTCAAATGTCATCCCTGTCAATGCTGGAAAAATGGCGCTGCTCATCGTTTAAGATTCCTTGCTTGATGTTTGAGGCTGTCGAAAACTGATGCACCATTTTTATGGATAAACTGTGAGAAAGATTGCGCGTCCATGGCGTGAATGTGAATAGTTGATGTTCCTCCGCCGTTACTATTCCCCCCGCCATTTCCCGCCATGCCTCGGATAACGTCGGCGTACTTCGCTGGTAGTACCATTTCGTTTTGATGGAGCTGAGTCATTGGGTTTACCCCTGCCGGGATATCAAATCCGCCCTCTGCTGAATGCATCGATCCCATGACCAGGGCCATCATTGCTGCGAATGCTGCAACTGCAAGGACAGGCCCGATAATGGGGATCCCTGCTTGGGACGCAGCAGCTCCGCTCGCGGCTTGCGATGCATCGAGAGGGACGACGGCTTCCGTTTCCGCTGCTTTGGTGGCGACTGTTGTGGCTTTCGATGCCAATCCAAGGGCTACCAGGGTGCTGTTGACCGCTTGGGATATGCCGAGTTTGGCGAGCTCTCCAGTTCCCCAATCGACGACCGCTTTGCCGATCATCGTGGCAAAGGCTGACTGGATGGAGCTGTAAATCCCTTTTATGGCGGTGGAGAAGCTCATTGTCCCGACCACAAATCCGCCTATGGATGACGAGAATCCGTCGCCTATCGTTTTCCAGAGTTCAGTCCACTTCTTGGCGGATTCCTTCGTCGTGGCGTCTACGTTCTTCAGGTATGCAGCGTTATATGATTGGTCAAGTGCCAGCCATTTGTCCTTGTCTTTTTGGAGCTTGACGGCGTTGTTTGGGCTTTCCTTATCGAGTTCAATCTCTTTCTGGAGTGCGGCTTTCTCTACCTCGTATTTCTGGTTCTCGAAGTCTAAGAGCTGATTCTGGTAATCATCAAAGGATGTCTGCCCGAGATCGAACTTTGTCTTTGCGATTTCTTCCTCTTCTGCGAGCCCAGCCAATGCCGTGGCTTTTTCTGCTGCGATGCTTTCGGTTGCCAGCCCTTGTTCCTCTTTCCGCTCTTCTTTCTGGATTTCAAGTCTGAGCTTTGAAACTTTTCTATTGATCTCCAGCTTCTCCTGCTCAGTAAGGTTGGACTGAACGAGCGCAGATTGCCAGAAAGCGATTTCCTGCTGCTTGCTGTATTCTCTCAGGTCGTTTTCAGTTGCGTATCTGACTTTGATTTCTGCGAGCTGTGCATCCCAATGCGGGACGTAGCTTTGCTCCGCAGCTGCTTTCCCTGCTTTCCCTGGCGCCTCTGGAGCGGATTTATCAGCGCCTCCCATTGACTGGTTCGCCCTGTCGGTCGTTGCTTGTTGCCCTTTTGTCAACTTTGGGATTTCTCTATGCGCTCCAGCAATCCGCTCCATCTCAACTCTATAAGCCAGATCGTCGGCTATAATCTTTGCGTGTCCAGCCTTCCTTATGGCGATGTTATCTTGTTGCCACTTCAGGTCTGCGGCGTCCCCTGCTTTTGTCCCTATGCCTGACGAGAAAACGTTCCAAATGCCGGAGATGTCGTTTACTGTCGCCTTTGTTTCCATCAGCAGCTTATCCATGCCGAGGATTATGCTGTAGATCAGGTCGTTAATTCCATTCGCAGTGAGCTGCCAGGCCTGCTCATAAATCGACAGCGATTCTGGCCCTGAGTTCCTGAACGTCTCGTCAGATTTCCCTCTGAACTGGTTGAACAGATCGATGCTTTCTTCAACAAATTTCCTTACGATTTTCCCTGTTCCAGTAAAAACAAGTCCCATCAATTCCAGCCCGTCGTTTACTTTCGGCACTGTGATTATGGCTACGTCAGTGAACCCTTTCGCCAGTGACGTGAGCATCGGCATAACCGCTTCACCGATGTGGGCTGCAAAGGATTCCCCTACCAGCTTAGCCTCTCCAATCGCCAGCTTATAGTTCTTTGCTTTTCCCATCGCCACATCGTCAAGTTCGAGGCCGTAGGCTTTGGTAAGCTCTGCAGCTCGCTCGCTGGTCTTTTCGTTGAGCTTGAGCAATGCGTAGGCTGAATCTGCCGACCGGCCAAACATGGTCATGGCGACCTCGTTGCGGTCTACGCCCGCCTTGTAGGTCATCATGGTGTTGGCTGCATTCTGGAGGAGCGTCTGTTGATCGAGCAGTTTGCCGTTTCCGTCGCGGGTGGTTACGCCGAGAGCCCGGAGGCTTTCCTCATTCGTCTTGAGCTGCCGGTCAAACTTCATAGCAATACCGACATACTGCTCCGCTGACATGCCAACCACCTTCAGTTCTGTGTTGAACTTCGATGCGGCTTCGGCTGTCATACCGAGTCCGTTCATGAGCTTCTTCGTCTCTGCTGTCTCGTCAGAGAATGCCTTTATTCCTTCAGCAAACAATGCGCCTCCGGCAAGCAGAGCGCTGAGCCCAGCGAAGTGGGAGCCGATACCCTCAATAATGTTGCTGAGTCCATCGGCGCCCGTCTTTAGCCCTCCAATACCATCGTTGATGCCGTTGACGTGCCCGGTCACCATGTTCTTCAGGTTCTCAAATATTGAGCCTGTGCCATTGGCAAACCCTGACAGCGTATTGCTTACTCTATTGACTCCAGCTTCAAGCTCCTGCGTATTCGCGCCAAAGCTTACTACTGTATCTGTTTGATCAAATGCCATTATAGTGGTGGTGGAAACGATGCCATGAGTTCTTGAATAAAATCTGCATTATCACTTTCTGAGGCTTTTCCTGCCGATGGTTTTCCGTATCCGAAATAACTGGCAACAAGAACATGTTGAGGCGGGTATCTTTTGGTGTACTTCGTAAATGATGCAAGCCGGGGAAGATCAAACTGCTCACGCACCTCTTCAAGTGACATTCCTGTCGACCTCTGGAGGTGAATGAACACCTCGTTCCAATCCTCTATTTCTTCCCCGGCTTCGTTTCCCCCGCCTCGACACTCTTCCGGATCGCTGCGCCGGAGTCCATCGCGTAGCTCATGAGTTCCACCATGTTGCCTATGTCGATCAGCTCGGTTTTGAACTTTTCCTCCTTCAAATCAGGGTAGTTCCTTTTAAGGGCTGCGTAGACCGTTTCGGACATAAGCCTCCGGTCTGTGCCCACTCCCCATGTCGCCATCTTGCCGTACTCTTCTTCCAGGATATCGAGGGATCCGATGGAAACGGGAGGGATTGTGTATTCCTCCCCGTTATCGAATTTGTGTTTAATGCCTTTGTACATCATTAGTTACTGGTTGACCATTTAAGGACGTTGCCGTAAATATCCGCGCTTGCTTCCCATGACAAGTTCGGGATTGAGAAATCATCAAGCTTAGACGCGATCGCAAGCTTGTTGCTGACGCATTTCAGGAAAGTGAAAGAGGTGTACACTCCGGCAAGCGTACCAGGCAAAAGTATTTCAGCCTGAAACGATGGAGCTGGCCCCATGAAAGGGTTCACCATCGTACCCTGTGAAACGGTCGTGCTGGTCGCGGTGTACTGGTAGTTGATATACACAGTCTGTCCGGTATCAACAGATGCGAAGGTATATACTCCTTCTGCTACGCTGTACTGTCCAGTTGCGGGGCCGGAAGCGACACGGGTAAGTGGTACGCCTGTGGAGCTTAAAACACCGAGATCAACGGCCCATACGCCGGAACTTGGAGGGGTTGGCGTGATCGTGAACGGCGTGCCAGGAATTACGGCTCCGGTATTATCACTGTAGTCAGATCTGATGCCGGTTGATGCTGTCGCTCCAAACACGAGGGAGTTGAGGAGCGCGCCATTGATTTTTCCGAAAGAGGCTTTGCCGGTGATCGTTCCTTTTCCTGCGCCAAGATCATCAGCAAACCGCTTATTGCCATATAGCTTTTTAAGGTCAAAACCTATATCAATAGTTATGTCCTGTAAAGAACCGAACTGCACAGGCGTTGGTGTCGTAATTGCTGAGCCTGAACCGTCGTATGTCGGAATGGCCCACAAGCGGCCTGCTGCGAAAATGTTACCCATGGTTAAATCCTGTTTATGTTGTTGTCAAAATCTTGATGGTAAATATTGCTATCGACTGGTCTCCAAGTGTTCCTTCATCAGTTATAATCTCTCCATCAATCCAGCAATGCTCTACAATGCCTCCGAGCGTCTGATGATCCTCTACGTGTGACGGTTTAAGCATTTCGTCTACCTTGTCGAGGATGTTGTTGAGCGCTATTGATGGCGGTATCCTTTGATCGGTATTGTGCGCGTAAAGCCAAACTTTAGCTTCGAGCGTGTATTCTGTCGGAAACCCTTTTATCTTCTTCGCCATCTGGCTCCCCTGCGCCACAAAACATGCCGGCTGCTCAGATGGTGGGACATCGTCATAATGCTTCAGCCTTCTTGAGCAGGTGACGAAATCAGGGATTCCCTGAAATTTCGCGAACAGTGCGCTGTATATGGCTTCCCTGTTCACCGCTTGATCGCTTTAAGTTCTTTGGCTACTGCGTTCCGTAGCCCTTCCAAGATCTCTGGGTTCATTTCCCTGAGTGCTGATCTGAGAAAACTACGTTCCGGCATGTTGATATTCCTTGAATGAGCCGACACCGTCACCTGTTTTGGTGCTATCGGCCTGCCAAAAGCTTTTGTCATCTCCCGCTGGAATGATTTAACCTGCACGGTGCCTTTAAAT